ATAGATGGGAAGAAGAAAAGAACTTAATAGACCACACGGATTGGGAGGAACTGATGCAATTCGTCTTGTCGATGGCAAATGGAAAGAGCTATGGGATGAGAAAACTGGAAAAACCAAACGAGAAGATTTATCAGATATATTGCCAGTTCAACTTGGAATCTTTACCGAAAAATTTAATAAACAATGGTATCAGAAAATTACAGGCGAAAGGGTTGTTAGTGTAGATACAATACATCATCCTGAGTATAATCATTTATATGGTAATTTAGATGGTGTTGCGAAAGGTAAAGTATGGGAAGGAAAACATACTAATGCTTTTGCTAAAGATGATACTGTTATTGAGAAATACTATCCTCAATTACAACATTATATGATGGTTACTGGATTTAAAAAAGCAATACTATCAGTAATTTTTGGAAACATGAAATATAAGAAATGGGAAATAGACAAAGATGAAGCATTCATTCAGAAATTAATGAAAGCAGAAACTTTGTTTTGGTATCATGTAACAAATGACATAGTACCACCTGATTATATGGATTTTAACACAATGGAGGGAATTAATGACTTCAAAGACATTATCGAAACATTCGGAATTGAAATATCCGATGAATCCGGGTTACAAGGAACATTCCACTAGCAAAGAAGCTGCAACAAAGATTGCATCTAGGTCTAGACAGTTGAGAGAGAAAACTCTTGATACTATTAAAAGGAAAGGTTCTTATGGAGCAACACCAGAAGAAGTAGCCGAAATATTAAATGAAAGTATTTTGTCTATTAGACCACGATTTACTGAATTAAAAATTATGAAATTAATATATGATTCAGGTGAAAGAAGAAAAAATAATTTTAACAGTAATACAAAAGTATGGAGGACTAATGACTGAAGATAAAACAAAAGAAAATAGAATATTTTGGGATCAATTAAGAGAAACAAATCCGAAAATGACACAACAAATCAATAAAGGATTTGGTAATTTAACAAGTATCGATCCTCATTGGCAGATAATGAGAATGACAGAAGTATTCGGACCAGTTGGAAAAGGTTGGTCATATGATGTTAAATATCATTATACAGATACATATGTTGCAGCAGAAGTAACTATTCGTTGGAACATAAATAATAACTGGTTACACTATGGTCCGATTGCATCTGTGCAAAAATTAACAAGAGGTAAATCAAATACTTTTGATGATGAATGCACAAAGAAAGCAATGACTGACGCATTAACAAAAGGAATAAGTCATCTTGGTTTATGTGCAGATGTATTTATGGGCAAATTTGATGATACTAAATATGTTCAAAAATTAGAAGAAAAATATTCTAATGTAAATAAAGATAAAATTAAGGAGGTATAATGGCTAAGAAAAAGAAACTTAAATCTGAACAGCAGATTGGTGAAATGTATTGGCAAGATTTACAAACATTAATTGATGATCAAATATATCGTCATTTACCAATAGCAAAAATTTCAGAAATGATTAAAAAAGAAGTTAAAGAAGCTATGGAATTTAAACCTAAAGAAAGGAAGAAAGCAGCATGATTAACCAAGTAACATTACTAGGTAGAGTAGGTTCTAAACCTGAAATAAAAATCTCTACTAGAGAAAATAAGTTTGCTAGATTTAGTTTAGCAACTTCAGAAAAGTTTAAAAACAAACAAGGCGAATGGCAAGAGAAAACTCAATGGCATAAGATTTGTTGTTTTAATTCTAGATTTGCTGAAACACTTGAAAAATATGTAGACAAAGGTCGTATGCTATTTATTCAAGGACAAATTGAGACAAGAGAATATGATGATAATGGTGAAACCAAATATATTACAGAAATTGTAATTCCAACATTTGGTGGAGCTATGAGAATTGTAGATTCTAAAGGAGGAGCAAGTGGTAGTAATAAGTCTACGCAAACGAAGGGAGCTTCAACAGAAGAAGTTGACATACCGTTCTAATAATATTGATAAACATCAATGTATAGATTGTGCTAGAATATATACGCAACCAAATATGATACCTTTTATAGGAAGTAATAATGTCTATGATCACCATACTGAATGGTATTGTCTTAGATGTTATAATAAAAAATTTGGTGGATAGATATGGCTTGAGGAAGTTTTGACATGTGTATGATTAAGACCTCCGCCTTGAGCTGATATAATGCAGTTTTTTAAATTTCTGTTCCAAATTATATCGTTTTCACTAAATAAAGGGGGAATAATCGCTTTATGCCTTTAAACCCCCTTTTTTTGCTCGTCAGAGCATTTTTTTATTTTCGTGATAGATTGTATACCGAATGGTATATTTAGCTATTCTCTTTCCATTTCTGAGCTATTTTTTCTCCAGAACGACCAGCTATATACCCTCCAACACCAATAGTAAGTAAATTCCACATTGGATCAGGTATACTTAACTCAAGACTCGTTCCAAAGAACGCATTAAGCACAGGAGCAAGAATATAATTGTTAGCAATAACAAGAATACAAATCCACATGAGAGCTGGGCGCCAAGTTGCAGTAAGCCAATGCTTTGATTCTGCTTCTGCTTGGACAATCCTACTCTTTGCAATAAGTTCTTCATGTTCGCCATTTATTAATTGCGTATTAAGTTCATGTTTTAATTTTTCCTTAAGGTCTTTATCAGGAATTGCTTTATCAACAATACCACCTACCATTTTAGCAATAGGACCGATTGCAGTAAGAGCTGGTAGCATTAAATAAACCAGTTAATAATAATTAAAACAAGAATAACTCCAACGCCACCAAAGAAAATCTTTCCTTGTTTGCTTAGACCATTCCACATACTTTTAACTTTTTCCATATTCCCTCTCTAATCTATCCATTGAAACAAATTTTGTTTCTTGGATATGGTTATCCCAAATGCCTAGTTCAGCTATACACCAAGACCAGCCATTCATATTAAGTTTAGCATACTCCTCAATGTGTCCGTATGGCAACGCACAACCAACATTGACTATGCGTACCCATTGATTATATCCAATCTTAACACTCTTCCAATCTCTAGCTTTGTGCGTATGCCCAAAGACTAAATCATGAATTGAATCATTACCTATCTGAATTTCTGCATTTTTACCACCATATTCTTTACCCATTATGTTTAAAGGAGCATGGACAAATGCAACTCCAGCTATATACTTAAATTCTCCATATTTTGTATGTGTCCAGCCAAAATCTTCAAAGCAATCATATAGACATTTTTTCATCATCCCTTGAATTTCAGGGATTTTTTCTTCAAACTTATGAACACGCATTTCATGGTTTCCTATACAAATATGATGAGGATAATCTTTTATATATTTATCTAATTTTTTTAATGCAGATCGCATAGACTTTATGTCTACCATAAAAGCATCTTTGAGCTTTCCTTGTTG